GACGTCCTGGTCACTTCCACCGGCGCCCGTACCCAGCCGCTCATCATGGCCCTCACCACCGCCGGCCATGACCGCAACAGCATCTGCTGGGAAGTGCACGAGTACGCACGCCAGGTGAAGGAGGGCAGCGTCAAGGATGAGACGTTCCTGCCGGTGCTGTACGCTGCCGATGCGGAGGACGACTGGAGTTTGGAGGAGACCTGGAAGAAGGCCAACCCAGGCTACGGCAGCATCTGCCGGCCGGAGTATTTTGAGCAGGAGGTGCAGAAGGCCAAGAACGTACCCAGCTACCTCAACACGTTCCTGCGCCTCAACCTCAACATCTGGACCAGCGCGGAGCAGGCGTGGATTCCGGACGACATCTTCATGCGCGGCGCCGACACGCTTCCGCCGGACGACGTGCTGCTCGGGCTGCCCTGCTACGGTGGCCTCGACCTCGCCAGCACGCAAGACCTCACCGCCTTCGCCCTCCTGTTCCGCGACGAGGAGGCGGACTGCTTTTACCTGAAGGTGCACCAGTTCGTGAACAGCGAGAAGGCCGAAAGCAAGAAGCTCAATGCCGGCATCGACTACCTACGCTGGGCGGAGGAGGGACACATCACCGTCATCCCAGGCAACCGCACCGACTACCGCTACATCAAGGAGCACATCGTGCAGGCGGCGGCCAAGTATGACCTGCGCAGCATCGGCTACGATCCACGATTCAGCACCTACATTGTCAGCGAGCTGGTGGCGGAGGACATTGTCATGCACCCGATGGCGCAGAACATCACCACCATGAACGGCCCGACGAAAGAGTTTGAGATGCAGATGCTGTCCGGCAACATTGTCCACGGCGGCAACGAGGTGCTCCGCTGGCAGATGGGCTGCGCGGTGGTATACATGGACGTGAACGAGAATAAGCGGGTGGTGAAAGAAAGCTACAAGGAGAGCAAGAAGGTCGATGGCGTCATCGCCTCCATCATTGCCATGAACGAGTACGTGCACGAGCGTACGAGCGGCAGCTTCGACGAGTTCCTGGGCGTTATTTCACTCTGATTACCTTTACCGCACATGGCTACCATCTGGGAACGTCTGGGGCTGCAGAAGCGGGCCCGCATCGGCAAGTTTGACAGCGCCACCATCGCGCAGGAGCTGGGCGTTTGGGCTATGACCCGGAGCGGCGCCAACGTCAGCGAGCAGAGCTCGTTAGCTATCTCTACCGTGTACGCTTGCGTCTACAAGATTGCGAGCACCATCAGCAGCTTGGGCCTCGACGTCTACGTCCGGGACGGCGCATCGGTAGACGTAGCCAACGCGCACCCTGCTCACGACCTCATCAAGTACGAGCCTAACAGCCGGCAGACGGCCTACGAGTTCTGGGAGACCATTGTGGCGCAGGCCTGCCTGTACGGCATGGGCTACGCCATCATTAAGCGTGACAGCCGTGGCTACGCCAGCAGCATGACCATCGTGGACTACTACGACGTCGAGGCCAAGGTGGTAAACGACGAGCCGGTGTATGTGGTCCGCGACTACGGCGTGGTCCGCACGGAGAACATGCTGGAGATCTGCAACCTGTTCCGCATGTCACCCATCCGCCTGCACCGGGAAAACCTGGGGCTGGCGAAGTCCGCGCAGGATTTCGGGGCGGAGTATTTCGGCAGTGGCGGACAGATGACTGGCATCCTGTCGACGGACCAGCCGCTCAAGAAGGAGCAGATGGACGTTATCCAGGAGAGCTGGAACAAGGCGCAGACGCAAGCCGGCACTAAGCTGCTGCCGTTCGGCTTCAAGTACAACCGCATCAGCATCTCTCCGGACGAGGCGCAGTTCATCGAGACGCGCAAGTTCCAAGCGGAGGAAATCTGCCGGATCTTCAGCGTGCCGCCGAGCCTGGTTCAGCTGCCCTCGCAGACGACGTTCAACAACGTCGAGCAGCAGAACCTCCAGTTCGCAAAACACACGGTGACGCCGTGGGCCAACCGCATCGAGCAGGAGATTGACCGCAAGCTGATTCCGTCGTTCGACCGTCCGCGCATCTACTCCAAGTTCGCCCTCAACGACCTGTACCGCGGCGACATGGCAGCCCGCGCCAACTTCTACCAGCAAATGCTGCAGGCCGGCGTCATCAGCATCAACGAGGCGCGGAGCAAGGAGGACTTAAACCCGGTGCCAGGTGGCGACATCCACACTGTCCAGGTGAACCAAATCGCCCTCGAGCAGTTTGGCGCATATTCGCAAAAAATAGCAAATGAAAACACAGGAAGCATTTGAGCAGGAGGTCCGCAGCCAGTACGGTGATGCGGTCGAGCTGCGCGTCAGCGAGGTCCGTGCGGCCTCCGACGACACCCTGACCATCAGCGGGTACGCTGCCATGTTTGACGACGTCACCGACCTCGGCTACTTCAACGAGCGCATCGCTCGCGGAGCGTTTGACGGGGTGATGGAGGACGACGTCCGGCTGCTCATCAACCACGCCGGCGTCCCGCTGGCACGCACCACCAACGGCACCCTCGACCTCGAGGTGGACGACAACGGCCTGCGCTACACCGCACGGCTGGCGGACACCACCGAAGGCCGCGACCTGTACAAGCTCATCAAGCGCGGCGATATCTCGCAGTCCAGCTTCGCCTTTACCATCGAGGATGAGGAGTGGGACAGGAAACAGAACCTGCGCACCATCAAGCGGATGGGCAGCCTGCTAGACGTCAGCCCGGTGACTTACCCGGCCTACCCAACCACGACGGTAGCCGCTCGTATGGCTGCCGCGCAGGCCGATCCCGGCGACGAGGTGGCCGAGGAAATTGTGGAAGCTATCGAGGAGACGCCAGTGGCTACAGCTCCAGAACCCGTAAATCTTGAACGTGCTACATTCGCACCAGTTAACACACGAACCATGAACTTGAACGAACTGAAGGCGCTCCGCGCCAAGCACTACGAGGAGCACGTTGCCCTCGTGGAGAATCCCGAGAAGGAAGGCCGCACCATGACCGAAGCTGAAGAGCAACGGGCTGCATGGTTGGTTGGCGAGGTTGAATCTTTGGACAAGCGCATCAAGCACCGCGCGGACCACGAGAACATGGTCGCCCGCGTAGCTTACAGCGGCACGGCATCGACCACCGAGAAGCGCGAAATCGAGCGCGTAAACGGTCACTTCAGCCTGTCGCGCGCTATCATGTCTGCAGCTAACGGCCGCAGTCTGGAAGGTGCAGAGGCAGAGTGGGCACAGGAGGCACAGCGTGAGATGCGGGCGCAGGGCTTGCAGGTTCTCGGCCAGGTGGCTATCCCGACCAAAGCTCTCCTCCGTGCATCTGCCGACAACTTCACGGCCGGCGCATACGGCGCAACTGCTGACGGCAACGCATTCGTTCCTGTGAACGTGGGCGGAGCTATCGAAGCACTGCGCGCACCGTCTGTCATCGAGCAGTTGGGCACGACCACGCTGAGCAACCTCACCGGCAACGTGAAGTTCCCGCGTGTGTCTGTGAAGGCAGCAGGAACGGCTGAGGGCGAAGTTGACGCGAACGCGGCATCTGGCCTTGAGATGGACGAGTTGACGCTGAGCCCGCAGCGCGTATCTGCAAAGACGACCTATTCCAAGCAGCTCCTCCTCCAGGGCGGCGCAGCAGTGGACCTGGTCATCGCGCAGGAATTGCAGAACGCGATGAACGCCTTCATCGACACGAAAGCATTCGACACGCTCGACGGCGCTACCATCGACAACCAGTCCACGGACGGTACGACGACCCTGACCGCTGCCATCGCAGTGGCTATGGAATCGGCTGTCCTCGCAGCAGGTGGAAACCTCGCAGCTGCACGGTACGTCATGTCTCCCTCCGCTTACAAGTTCGCGAAGAACTTGGCGCAGGTGGCTTCTGTCTCTGCTCTGTACGACCTCGCCAGCAACACCTTCAACGGTTACCCGGCAGTGGCTACGCCGTACTTGATTGACGCCAGCTCGGGAGTTGGACAGATGCTCTTCGGTAACTTCCAGCAGGGCTGCATCCTCGCCTACTTCGGAGGTATCGACCTGTTGGTTGACCCGTACAGCGCTGCCGGCAACGCGCAGATCGTCCTGCACGTCAACCGCTTCTTCGATTTCGACGTTCGCCAGGCTGGCGCTCTCTCGAAGATTATCGACATCAACGCTGCCTAATTAGGCAACGACCACACAGGCGAAGGCCCGGGGCACTCCCCCGGGCTTTCGTACTTTCGGGCCATGATGACCATCAACATCACCAGCTCGCCATCGCTCGACGACATCGTGACGGTGGCAGCTCTCAAGGCATTCCTGCGCGTGGATCACAGCGACGAGGACACGTACATCACCGCGCTGCGCCAGGTGGCCATCAGCTACGTGGAGAGCATCACAGACACCCGCCTCGGCGACGTCACGGCGGTAGGGTACATTGACAG